GATCGAGGGCGACAGGCGAATACTTCGCCGGGTTGGTGACGAAGGAGCCAAGGGGAGAGTCAGGCTCGACGACAAATTCGATGCCCATGTATGTTTTGATTGTCAATACAGCTTGAGCGTCGAGTCCGCGGAATATTGTGACAGAGGTGTTGAGGTTGTCATAGGCTGAGTTGCCATTGACCATCTCTGACCAACTCGTTGGGGCGCCAGAGGCAGCAATGTCCTGGGGGAAGACCACGCGCGATGAATAATACTGCGCTTGGTAGGGTGTGAGAGGACCGCCGCCGGTGGCGTACATAGGATAAGGAGGAGGATAGGCCCGTACAAGGGGTTGATTTGGCCCGGAAAGGCGGAGTGGGATGTAAACTCCATCGATCGATAACCCCTGGTAAACCCGGGGGTCCATCTGTACCATGCGATCTTCGGAGAGTGGGGGGTCGACATAAACGAACGACGCGCCGATGTTATTCGGCCCGTCGGGCAGCACGGTGGAGGAATAAGCAGCATAGGGGAGGGCGAATTGAGACGAGACGACGGTCCCCTGGTTGGCAGTCGAGGGTGCGCTGACTTCGACGGTCAAGCTCGAATACATCGTACGCCACGCAAGCGGCTTCGACGAAGCCAACGGCGTGACGACGGTAAACGGCACTCCGGCAGCGTCCTTGACTGTGCCAGCAGGGAACTTCGTCGTGGGTTGCACAGGGATCCAGTGCCACACGGTGCCAGGAAGGCCGAAGTTGGTGCCCGTAGGCCCGACGGCCCAAGCACACGTTTCGACGTCACCTGGTACGGTGATAATAGCACAGTCGTAAGATGCGGCCTGTGTTGGGATGGCAGTGCGATTGCGGAGCTCTTGGCGGACACTCGGGATGAAGTTGCTGTCGGGGATGCCACCGGCAGTAATACTACCGGCAGCCGGATGCAGCGCCTTGATGATCCACCCGGTCTGCTCGGGGGTGAGGTTGGAGTCTTTGAGACCCGATTGGATGCGCGCGAGGAGAGCCATCGGCGCAGGTTCTGAACCATCGGAGTGGGACATGTGTTGCCACGCGATTGTCAAGCGCGGCATGTCCAGTCGCCCGTTGCGCGGTCAGGTGCATCGGCGAGGTCGACCTCAAGCACGCGGTCGATTACGGGGTGCTTGTAGACACAGACGATCGGGAGGCTACGAATGTACGATTCAGCCTCCTCGACTTGGCACCTGGTAAGCTGGTAGCGGCTGCAGAACCAGTCCATGGTGAGATCGGGGTCGAGGGGCTGGGCGATGCCATGATACGCCCAGTGTTCGTATTTGTCTGTGAAATAGGCTGGGGTGTCCTTCCGCAGCCACCGTTGGAGAACGACGCGAATGATCGGGAGATGCTCGGCGGTGCCGTAGAGCCCCAGCGCTACACCGCGGCGCCACGCTGCCTCGAGGTGTGTCGGCGGGGGGTTCACGGTCCATGCCAACTTTGCGAGGAGCCGACCGATCTTAGGGCAAAAGGCCACGCCCGTGGGGGTCGGGACGAACACACCCGAGATGAACGATGCATCGCGGTAATCATCGAAGACGGCGGTTTCAGGGCGAATTCCGCAGGTCGAGTGAAGAGCATCCCACTGCGCAGCAGTGACGCGTGTGCGCGACATGACGAGTAGGTCGTCGCCGGCAACGATAATGGAGGCTTCGATGCCGAGGCGCACACACGTTTCGACGGATATGCAGGCGTTGACGATATTGTTTCCGAGGGTGGTGTCGCCGTGGCCGGATTTCACTGTGCCGAACAAGTAATAAGACAGGAACCCTTCGTCGCGCGTAAAAACGCGACCGGTGACGGCGAAACCGCGTTCGACGAAGTCGACGACTTCTTGACCAAATGCAGAGTAAACGTCGAGTCGGAGGTCGAGGTGTTCACGCTGCATGGTGGCATCCCACGCCTTGCCGTCGCACTCGATCGCATGCGTGTAGCCGTTAGCAAGCGCGCGCTCCATCCACGCGCCGAGACCAGCAGCATCCATGCCCGACGCAAAAGTAACATCGAGCTTCTCGTACTGGAGGTTGACTACGAGCGGGGTCAGCGCTTTCTGAATGGCGTAGAGGGGCGGGCCGGTTGCGTACTGGGTGGCGAGGTTGGCGAGGCCCTGGATGAGACGAGCTTTGGTGGGGTAGGCGAGCCCGACCTCTCGCTTGACGAAGGATTTGACTAGCGAGAATAGCAACGGATCGGCCAATTCGGACTGAAGTATGCAGCGCTGCTTGGCGAGGGGCCACTTTGCAAGCCAGCCGTCTGCGTGTCGCTCACAGTCCGCGAGGGTGCCGTGCAGCAGCGCGCGGAGCAGAGAGGCGAAGCGGCGGGCATCGACCAGCGCACTCGTGACAGGCGGGGCTGCAATCCCATGCCGAGTGCAAAGGGCGTTGTGCGCGTTGTGGATGCAAGTGTTGCAGACGTACCCGAGCGACGCTGCCGGACCCATCAAGGTCGCGCCGACACTCGGGAGACACGGCGGGTCAACAAGCACCGACACGCTCGTTCCCGCGGCGAGCCGCGCCTCGAGCGCACG